ATTGCTGGCGCATCTCAGGCGCAAACGATATGTGCATCCACCGACCGTATTCATGTATGAGCTGGTCAAATTTGATGCCATTTTTTATAACAAGCTGACATACTTCGTAAGGAGTGTAAGCAGAAGAAGAACAGTCAATAGCCCAACCATCCATGTGGCTGGATACCTTAGAACCGCCAACAGCCACGTTGACATTAGGCAAGCGTAGCCAAGAATTAACACGAAGAGCGCCTGAGACATTACGCACCACCTCCAATTGTTCAGCTGCCGATTTCATGTTTTCCAGTTGACGTTCATCGGGCTGGTTATCAATGTGCATACGAATAGCAGTTTCGCTATAAGTAGCTTCTTCAAGGGTAAAGTGTTCGGATAAGTTCATTTTTTAACCATGCCTTTCATGTCTTCTGTTTTATCTTTGCTGCCCTGACTTGAACCAAAGTAAAACGATAAGACCTGGCCCGCAGCGCTAGTAATAAACCCAAGCGCAAATATTACTAATTGCTGCTGGTCGTTAGGTGTATCAACAAACATCAAAACACCGATTAGGCTAAATGCCAAACCGACTACGCCCAAGGCCAAAATTGGCACAACCAATTTATCCAATTTAGTAGCGTTTTCAGAAGTGGCAATTGCTGCATAAGTTTTTCTAGCAGAATCCCTATCCTGGGCATTTAATTTGGCATATTCCAGTTCTAGCTCTGCAATTTTTTGAGCTGCAGCTGGATCACCCGCAATAGCTTTTGCGACAGCATCCACGGAATCAGAAACGCCAAGCTTAGAAGCCAAGGCGGTAACAGCAGCACCACCCAAAGGACCAGCCACAGCAGTTGCCAGCGTGGGTGCGAAACTCTTGAGAATATTAAATAGTTCATTCATTGCTTTGCCTTTCGAGTAGTCTTAGTTGTCGGTTGATCTGCTTTTCTTTTTTCTCAATTCTGATTTCCGCCTTTTGAATTTTGATCCACATCATTATCAGCACGGGCGAAATGATTAGCACAATGGTTAGCATGATGCAAACCAGGATTAGAACCCCTCTGTAAATGAATTTATCCATAGGGCATAAAGCCAAGAAACAATGATTAGCACCACGGACAATGCAATGACTAATTCCACTTTTTCTTGCCTAAACCTTTCGCGTTGATAAGCTTCTTTTTGCCTTCGGATTCTAATTTGTTCCTTACGTTTCTGCTGTTCGGCCTGGACCTTGGAATAAATTTGGTTGTAGTTTTCCCAAAGCGGTCCTAGCTGGTACGGAACATTAGCCCCGCGCATCATGCCCGACAACCTGACATAAGCCTGGTCCAGCTCGTTTTTGTATACGCTTAGCTCTAATATGTCTTCTGGATCAGGATCAACGCTGCGGAAAACTTGTTCGTATTTGACTTCCACATATTCGGTCAATTCCTTGTGATGGCGAAAAAATGCCCCTAGATGCCCAATAAATTGCTGGACGATTTCTGCTTCGTTGGGGACATGGGTTGTGTAGGTTTCCTTCTTTTTGACCAAAGGCTTAGCTTCTGGTTGTGGCTCGGCTGGGCTAAAGAGTCCTTTAAAAAATCCCCAGATACCCTTGGCTTCATTGGTAATTGTCTTAATGTCATCCGTGGCCTTTTTCACCTTTTGAACGGCTACTTTACCCTGGTTCAATGCATCGCAACAATACATAATCCCGTCATAGGCCAGCTGCATGGCCTTAAACGCCGCCCCAATGGTTAGCGGATCGAACACATCCTATAAGCCAAAAAACTTCTGAATGAACGTGGCAGCCACGCCTGGGCCTAGTAAAACGCAGAGCATTACGGCATAAAGAAGATATTCAATTTTTGTCATGCGCTTTTCGCCCACGGACAAAGCTTGTTCTATGTTCTTATAACGTTCGGCGCACAATTGTTCGTGTGTTAACAATTTAGCTTCTGTTTCGCTAATCATTTTCATATTGAGTCTAGGACTTCATTATGTAAGCCAGAGCATAGTAAGGCGGCAAATTGGCGTTTGTGCCGCTTGTACCAGCAGATGCGTTTGTGGTTGCAACGGTAATACCAATAGGTGTTGAATTGCTACTTGTCGTTGACGCACTAACTTGATTACCAAAAGTTTCACTACCAGCGCCACCGCGAGGGCCAAGGTTACTAACAGAAGCAGTAAAAGGATGTGTGTGTCCAGTATCGGTAACCGTAGAAGTCGCAATGTGGGTGTGAGTTACCACAATTGCATCGGTCGATCCGCCAGTAGCAGCCACCGAATAAGTCGATCCAGCTCCCACTACAAATTTGTTGCGTAAATCAGGCGTACCGTTTGATCCATCGCACAAATACCAACCAGTAGGGACGCTGCCGATTGATCCATACCAAAGGGTAATTACGCCCGTAGGGATAGTAGTGCCAACCGCGGTTTGTACGCCCACAATTCCGTAAATGTTGTCGTATGTTCCCAGGGTTACAGCTGCGGAAGTCTTTAAAACAAATTTGTAAAAGTAACCATAGGTCAACCAAACTTCGTTGTCTAGGCGACCGCTAGAGTTTAAAACGATAGGGTTAGCGTTGGCAGTTGTGGCATTAATGTCGGTGTAGGTTGCCAAGGGGGTGCTAGACCCAGCCTGGTAGGTATACAGCAAGCCGCCACTTAGTGGAATACCGTTGTTATCAAAGAATTGTTCGCTATTGCCGATCGGCGAAAGATTGACTGCCATGTTTGATCCTTATTTCTTGTTTAGCAAATCGCTAGCTTTGTTTTGGCCTGTTTGTTTGCCAAGTTTAGCGGCATCTTGCATTTCTTTTTGAGCTTGTTCGGCTGCTTTGTTTGCGGCAGAAGTTTCTTGTTTGGCTTGTCTTCTTGCGCCTAATTCACGGCCTATAAATGCACCACCAGCTGCGCCTGGTGCATCGCCAACAAATCCGCCAATAGCACCGCCAGCTGCAGCGCCAATTCCAGGCAGATTACGTTCAATTATGTTAACTCTTCTAGCTTGTAATGCAGCGCCTTCGTAGCCGTGTATGCCAGGCATTAATTGACCAGCATAATTTAATGTATGGAATTTTTGTATTTCACCAGGGGGAAATGTTTCTAGAATTTTTTGTCCTACAACCGAATTCATAACGTTGTTTGTTGAATTCTGATTCCATTCGCCTACTTTGGCTGCGCCAGCTTTTTGGACTTCACGGGCTAATGCGCCATCAATTTCTGCAACCGCGGCCTTTGCTGATTGCATCAATTCTGGCGGTATGGGCGGCATTCCTTCTGGCGCGTTTCTAATTCTTCCGCGTGCCAGTTCGTTTAACGTATCCCTAATATGCCGCCATTGGTCCTTTGGCATATTGTTTAGTTTGGATGGTATTTTCTCCAAAGCTGTAGCTGACGTAATTACGCCATTTTTATCAACTTCGCCAAAAACTTTGTCTATGCCCCTGGATTCAAATATTTCTTTTTCTAGCTTGTGAATTTTGTCGCCAAGTTTGTAAAGGGATGGATCGGCGACTGCAGCAATATCCTTGTCAATAGCTGCATTTATTTTTCTAATTGTGTTTGCTTTTTCTGGAGTCCATGCGGCGTTATTGCTTTTTCTTACCGCATCAAGTGCAGCCACCGAACCAGCTGGCGCTATTTTCCCATCTGGCAATTCATACCCTACAGTTTTTGCCAATTCAATTTCTTTTTTTGCACCATTTAAAAAACTAAGTGTTCCTTCTTTTTCAGCGGTTGCTAGTTGTTGCGGGTTGCTAAAAAATGAATCTGAGTTTGCGGTTTTAATTTGGTTGTTGCCAACACGTTGAAAAGCGGAGTCGTAAATTTGTTTTTTTGAATTTTTAAAATAACCCATCAAACTTGATGGGGCTGCGTCATCGGGCGATACGCCATGAATTACGTCATTAATACTTTGTCCGCGCTGTTCGTCATTGATTAGGCTGCGGGACGCGCCTGTAGCGTTTACTCGCTCTTCAGCATATCTTGACAAAGCCGCTTGTTCGTTAGCAATTTTTTCTTTAAATACTCTACCCTCTGGCGTATCTAATTTTGCTTTTGTGTATTCGTTCCGCAATAGGTTTTCGTTGCCAGTAACAACGCCTGGGCGAACACCTTCGCCTGGCATGATTTCTTGAATTAACTGCGAACGGGTCATTTGTTCGCTTAATGGGGCATCGGTTGGGGTCTTGGATAGCTTGACCTGGGGGAATTGACCGCGGACTGTTTCTTC